TACAGTTCCATTTTGACGTGGCAACTAAAAAATTGACTATCACACAACGACCTAGGGCAGATGACGAGACCGTGCTGATGCACACAGACAACTACAGACCTGACATCACACTGTTCAAGGACATCTATTCAAAACCGTGGATCAGAGACTACACTCTCGCTGTGTCTAAAATAATGTTGGGTGAAGCAAGAGGCAAGTTCAATACAATAGCAGGTCCGCAGGGTGGAACAACACTGAACGGTGATGCACTGAAGCAAGAAGGTCAAGCAGAAATTGAAAGACTCGAAGCAGACATAGGTAATTTCCAAGAGGGCGGAACACCACATAGTTTTGTTATTGGTTAATTCATAATCATATATTTTTAAATAACAGTATCATGGACAATTCTCGATACAAGAAATATAAAGAATGTAATATAGACGAACTAGAACTAATAGTTAATGACCTAGAAAATATGTCTATCAGTGCTTTGAAAAGTAAAAAACTAGAAATCCGTAAATCTATTCTGGGTGCGGTAAAAGAAGCAAAAATAGTCATTGAAAAACGCCTAAAAAAATAGTATAATAAACCTATGTTGATAGGTATAGTAGGTTTGATAAGTTCTGGCAAAGGCACAGTCGCTGACAGACTCGTGGAAAAACACGGATATCAAAAAGACAGTTTTGCTAAAAGTTTGAAAGACGCTGTCGCATCCATGTTCAATTGGGATAGAGCTATGCTTGAAGGAGACACGGAATCCAGTAGACACTGGAGAGAACAGCCAGACAAATTTTGGAGTGAAAAGTTTGGGAAACCCACCACACCAAGATGGGTGTTACAGTTTTTCGGCACAGAAGTAATGCGTGGTCAAATGTATGACGGAATTTGGGTTGACAGTTGTATAGGTAGATACAAAGGACAAAATACAGTCATAGCAGACACAAGATTTCCCAACGAAGTAAAACAGATAAGGGAACAGGGTGGCAAAATAATACTCGTAAAAAGAGGACAAGATCCTGACTGGTTTGTCAATTATACAGAAGGCAATATAGAACCCAAGGGCATACATTCTTCTGAATATGCATGGGCAAAAGAAGAGTTTGATTACGTCATTGAAAACAATAGCACAAAAGAAGAATTATACGCAAAAATAGACAACCTAATCGTCAGCGACAAGATCTCCCATTCTCCAGCCAAGACGTCTGACCCCTTGCAACCTCTGGCAATTGGCACAAACTGTTTTTAGATTAGAAGTAGCAGTATTACGTAGATCCCCATCAATAAAATACACATCCAATTGTGTTTGATTTTGTGCTTTGAATCCACACAGTTCACACTTACGTTTCTTTTTGTAACCTGAACGCTGTAATGCAGTGACCCCACCTATCTTCTTGTTGTGTTTTTTACGATTACACGTGTCACACAGGCTACGCCAATACACGGTTGACCCTTTGCGATAAGCATAGGCCCGCGGCTTTGCTTTACACTCTTTGCACAATGGTCTGTTTTTATACTGCATACACGTATTTAAGTCGCCTATATAGGCACCACGAAAATGGTAAGAATTGTCGTAAAAACCGTATGATTGAATAAATAGTTCTAGTATATACGTACAACTTGCAAGGAGAATACGAAAAATGGCTTTAACATCACCAGGAGTAGAAGTTAGTGTAATAAACGAAAGTTTCTATGTACCATCAGATGCGGGTACGACACCACTATTCATAGTAGCATCAGCACAAGATAAGAAGAACGGAGCAGGTGACGGCACAGCGTCTGGAACACAGACATCAAATGCCAACACTGCATATTTGATTTCTTCTCAAAGAGAATTAACAGAGACTTTTGGAGATCCAAAATTCTACACAGACGCATCAGGAAATTCATTACACGGTTATGAATTAAATGAATGGGGTCTACAAGCGGCGTACAGTTTCTTAGGAGTTGCCAACAGAGCATATGTGCTAAGAGCTAACGTTGACACAAACGGTTTAATTGGAAGTGCTTCGGCACCGACAGCGGCACCAACAGATGGAACATACTGGTTTGACCTTGCAACAAGCAGTTTTGGTTTATTTGAATGGTCAAAGACTAATCAAGCATTCACAACAGTTACTCCAACACTTATCACTTCAACAAGTGACCTAGTTGGCGGTGTCTCAACTGGTGCACCAAAAACTTCAATCGGTGTAATTGGTGATTACGCAATCAACACAACACACGTTTCAAACAAGATCTACAAAAAAACTGCAAGTAACACTTGGGTACAGGTTGGATCAGAAGCATGGAACACATCACTCCCAGTGGTGACGGTTGCTTCAGGAACAACAGTGACAAGTGGCCACACAATGGATATCAACGGTACTACCGTGACAACAAGTGGTACAACACTGGCAAACGTTGCGGCGGCGATTGGTTCAAATGTAACCAACGTTACTGCAAGTGTAAATGCTACAACAGGTAACTTAGAAATCTTCCACAACGGTAAGGCACTAGGCGACTCAACAGGTGGTACTAACACAATAAGATTTGAAGAAGGAAATGGAACATTAGTAGCGGACTTAGGAATAACTTCAAACACTGTGTTAAACGGTGTTCAATTCTTACAGGACAAACACACAAACAGACCAACTTGGAAGACTGCAGACGAGAACAGACCTAACGGTTCAGTTTGGTTCAAGACAACTTCTGCAAACTCAGGAGCAAGTCTTGTTACTAAGATTTACAGTTCATCAAACGCTAGTTTCTCAACAGTTGCTAGTCCATTATACGCCAACCATACATCAGCGATTTTCAACCTAGATGCGGCAAACGGTGGTTCAAGTTTAACAGTTGGAACAATATACGCACAATACAACATAACTGAAGAGTCAATGACAGCGGCAGATGCCACAGATGCTACTCCAAACGTTGGTGACTTCCAACTGTTCAGATATGAAGGTGGTGCTACTACAATTACTAGTAACGTTACTTCCCCAACTTTCACAAGTTCAGAAACTTTCTCAATACAGGAATCAGTGAAGAACCAAGAAGCATTGAGTACAGCAGTAACAGTAACGCTAGGTGGTACTGATGCTGATGCCTTTATTGCGGCAGTGAACGGTGCGGCATTAACAAACGTTTCAGCAAGTAAGACAACTGCAGGTGCGATTGTTATGACACACAAACTAGGTGGTGAATTCAGGATGGTTGACACATCAGGAACACCATTAGCAGATGCAGGATTCAGTCAAACAACTGCTCACGCTTATGGAACATTCACAAACAACAGTGCAACATTACTTGACAACTTGTATGACATACCAACAGGTGACAGCATTGACTCAAGTGCTAACACAGGTATCATAGCAAGTAACTGGAAAAGATTAAGTTACACTGCTTCAACAAGTGCACCAACTAATGAGCCAGCAGATGGAACATTATGGTATGACACTTCTACAGACGAAGCAGACATCATGGCACACAATGGTACAACTTGGGTTGGATACGCAACAGCATACTCAAGCACAGATCCAGAAGGTCCACAATTCAGTGCAACAGCACCGACTACACAGTCAGATGGTACTGCACTTGTAACTAACGACTTATGGATTGACACTAGTGACTTAGAAAACTATCCAAAACTTTACAAATATAACACATCAGCAACTTTGAGTTCTACAAACACAGCGAACCAAGTAGCAGTAACTACGACAGGCGCGGCGTGGGAACTAGTTGACAAATCAGACCAAACAACAGAAGACGGTATTGTTTTTGCTGATGCTAGATTACACACAGCGGCCGACAAGGCAGATTCATTGTCAACAGGCGGTGCAGGAACATTCAGCACAATTAAAAGTTTATTGAGCGATGGCTTCCTAGACCCAGATGCTCCTAACCCAGACCTATACCCACAAGGTATAATGCTTTGGAACACAAGAAGATCTGGTTACAATGTTAAAGAATACAAAAACAACTACATCACAACTACGAAATATCCTGGTTCAGGATCAGCAGGCTTAGGTAACATCAGAACATCAAACAATGAATCTGTTGCTACATACTTCCCAGACAGATGGGTGACTAAATCAAGCAACAACGCTGACGGGTCCGGTACATTCGGTAGAAAAGCACAGAGAAAAGTGATTGTTGAACAACTGAAATCAGAGATCGACACCAACCAAGCAATCAGAGAAGACCAAAGAGGCTACAATGTTATTGCCACACCTGGTTATCCAGAGTTGATTTCAAACATGATTAACTTAAACACAGACAGAAACAACACTGCATTTATAGTAGGTGACACCCCAATGAGATTAGAGGGCACATCAACTAAGATACAGGATTGGGCTAACAACTCGGCGGCGGCACTGGACAACGGTGAAGACGGACTTGTAAGTGCAAGTGATTACTTGGGTGTGTTTTATCCATCAGGATCAACAACTGACAACACAGGTAAAACGATTGTCGTTCCACCATCACACATGATGATGAGAACACTGGCAAACAATGATAACATCGCTTTCCCATGGTTCGCACCATCAGGAACAAGAAGAGGTATCGTTGACAACGCAACAGCAGTTGGTTACATTGACACAGCGTCAGGAGAGTTCCAGACAATATCTGTTACGGAGTCAGTGAGAGATTCTATGCATGAAGTTAAAGTAAACCCAATCACGTTCTTCTCAGGAGCAGGTATTGTTAACTTCGGTAACTTAACTAAGACATCAGCAAGTTCGGCGTTAGACAGAATAAACGTTTCTAGACTAGCAGTGTATCTAAGATCACAACTGGATGCCATTGCTAAACCGTTCATATTTGAACCAAATGATGAACTAACAAGGAATGAGATCAAGGGTGCGATCGAGTCTTTCATGTTAGAACTTGTTGGACAAAGAGCGTTATATGATTTCCTAGTAGTATGTGATGACACAAACAACACACCTACAAGGATTGACAGAAACGAATTGTATGTGGATATAGCAATTGAACCAATCAAATCAGTTGAGTTCATTTACATACCATTAAGAATCAAAAACACAGGAGAAATTGCAAAATTAGGGAACTAATTTTCGATAAATAGGAGAAACACATGGCAATATCAACATTATCAAAATTTACAGTACCTTTAGCAAACGACCAGAGTAGTGCATCACAAGGCTTGTTGATGCCGAAACTGCAATATCGTTTTAGAGCGATCCTGGAGAATTTTGGAGTATCAACACCGAGATCAGAACTTACAAAACAAGTGGCGGACATAACAAGACCAAATCTAACTTTTGACACAGTAACACTAGATGTGTACAACTCAAAAGTTTACACTGCTGGTAAACACACTTGGGAACCGATCACGATCACTTTGAGAGATGATGTCAACAACTCAGTTACTAAACTGGTTGGTGAACAGATCCAGAAACAGTTCGACTTCTTTGAACAAGCAAGTGCGGCATCAGGTATTGATTACAAATTCACAACTAGGATTGAAATGCTAGACGGTGGTAACGGAGCGAGTGCACCAAATGTGTTAGAAACATTTGAACTATACGGTGCATATGTTGAGAACGTGAACTACAACTCACTAGCATACCAAACTTCAGAACCGGCTACGATCACGATGTCAATTAGATATGACAACTGTATCCAAACTCCACAAGGAACAGGTATTGGAACAGCAGTTGCAAGAACGATCGGTACTTTAAGTACTGGTGGTGGACAGTAATACACAAAATTAAGTTAACAATTATACATAAAAAGCGTCTTTATAGGCGCTTTTTTTGTGACTATAAATAACAGTATGCCAAAGATAAATGACTTCCTAAAAGGTTTCCAGGACGGTCTTCCAGGAATGAAAGACTACAGACACGCATCTAGATTGTATGTTGATAACAACTATCAATTGATGCCAAAACAGAAATTTCTGTTCCACGTGGTTTTTGACCTAGATGAGTCTCAACATGTGGGTGCATTCAGTCCAGAGGAAAGATACGAACTGAACATGTTGGTCAAGACATGTGATCTGCCAAAGTACAATTTGAGTTACGAAGAGAAGACTCAGTACAACAAGAAGATGTACAATGCAACTAGAATCGCTTACGAACCAGTAAACATAACATTCCATGACGATCACGCAGACACTGTCAACGCCTTCTGGAAAAAGTACTACGAACACCAGATAGCAGATTCAGTATCAATGAGTAGCGACTTACAGATATCCAACACCAAGGATGATGCATACGATAGTATTGATACAAAATCTATCAACAAGTTTGGTATGGACACACCAAGATCGAGAAAGTCTCCGTACCTTAAAGGCATACAGATATTTGTCCTACACAAACAGAGATTCACTTCCATGACTTTGGTCAACCCTGTGATAGGGTCCTTTTCACATGACAATCTAGATCAAGCAGATGGGCAGGGTGTTTTAGCCAACACAATGCAGATACTATACGAAACTGTAATTTACAAATCCGGAATAGTCAATAAAAATACTGTTCCTGGTTTTGCAACAGTGAGATACGACAACGAACCATCACCACTTTCAGTATTGGGTGGCGGAACAAATTCTATATTCGGCCGAGGCGGCGTAATAGACGGCATAGGATCCGTAATGAGAAATGTTCAAAATGGTAACGTACTAGGTGCCATACTATCAGCATCAAACACCTACAACAATGCTAAAAAAATAAAGAAAAAAGATATCAAAGCAGAACTGAAAGGCATAGCAAAGCAGGGAGTACTTGAAATAGGAAAACAAGCAGGATCAATAGACAACCCCATAGGAGCGTTTTCTGTTGGTGCGGTAGTAGCCGCTGGAACTGTTATAGCGAGTGCCAAAGGTACAAGTGACAACAAAACTAATCAAAATAATACGGTGCTTTCAAATGGATCAGGACTGGATACTGTAAACTTCCTAGGTCCAGATGAGGTGTTTAACCTTATATCCAACGATAGTGAGGCCAAGGATGAAATAGCGGCAGGCATATACTTCAAGGACATTGGTTCAAGGAAAGGTCTGACACCGGCGGAGTCGAACATAGAATATGAAGCGGCCTCAGACAGTGTGAAGAATGTGTACACCAGTAAGTCCATAACAGATGTTAGAAAGTTGGTCACAGAAGGATATATAAAAGTATCAAGACAAGGACAAGATGTTGAGATAGCAACAGAGAAAGCAACTTTATAATGGCAGATTTTTATACTAACTTACCACCTAAAGATAAAGACCGACTACAAAAGTCAATAGATAAATTAACAACTGAAAACTACGAGTCGGAATATCAGTTCAATGTTGGAGAGTATGACAGCACCGTCGCTTTTTTTGTCAAGAGAGGATTCACTAGAACGTCTGCAGAGTCCACAGCATATGTAATCCTTACACAGGCAAAGATAGACAACATCAAGCCACAAGAGATATTAGACCAACTGACCAAAGCAAAGCCATCTTTGCTTTCAGAACTGATAACCATAATATTAAATGCCAACAGATACAAGTCTAGTAGGTTAGGGGTCAGACAAACGCTTACAACAAAAGAAACTGTATCTAGAAACATCATAGACTAATGTTACCCCGATTTGCAAGAGGTAAGTTCTCTCCAAAAAATGGCGACAAGTATGTTGGAACAAAAACTCCTACATACAGAAGCAGTTGGGAACACGCATTTATGAGACTGTGTGATGAACATCCTAATGTGTACCAGTGGGCGAGCGAAAGTATAAAGATTCCGTACAGACACCCTTTCACGGGAAAGTACACAGTATACGTTCCAGACTTCTTTATTGTGTATCAAGACAAGAACGGTAGGAAACACGCAGAGATGGTGGAAGTAAAACCCATGAGCCAGACCAACATGGAATCCGCAGGAAAGAGCCAAGCAAAGAAAAAACAGGTTGTAATAAACATGGCTAAATGGGAGGCCGCGAATGCATTTGCAAAACAAAGAAAAATTAGATTTAGGGTAGTGTCAGAAGAACAACTATTCCACAACGGTAAACGTAAGTAAATACGACGATGACAAAAAAATTAGAAGATATTCTTAATTTACCAAACGTAAAAGAAGCGTTCAAAGAGGTAGATAAGAAAGAACAGGCCCGTGCCAACAAGGATCAAACTAAAAATGTAATGAAAAATGTAGATCCTGAGACAGCAAAGAACCTACAAAAAAGTTACGCAGAGTTTGACAAGATTGCGGCCGCACTGCCACAGGTAAAAGGACTGGGAGAGCTGTCTGATCTAGAGTTGGACAAACTGGCCATAGAGTCCGAAGAGAGCTACAAAAACTTAATGGACTTGGGCATGAACGTTGACTCACGTTATTCAGGACGTATATTTGAGGTTGCAAGTAATTTCCTACGTAATGCCATAGATGCAAAAGGTTCAAAAATAGACAAAAAACTCAAAATGGTGGAATTACAGTTGAAGAAAATGAAACTGGACAAGGACGGCAACAAAGACGGCGGTCCTATAGAGGAAAGCGACGGATTCGTCATATCTGACCGTAACGAATTGATGAAGAAACTACTGAAAAAAGACTAAATATTGCATATGAGCACGTTTAAAGACTATCTAACAGAATCAGCAAAGTCGTATGACTACAAAATAAAGGTAGCAGGCACGTTAGCAGACGATTTCGCTTCTAAACTAGAATCAGCACTTGCGAAGTTTGAAGTTGCAAACATGTCAGCAGGTAAGAAAACACCTATCATGACACTGCCACTTGATTTTCCTGCCTTAAGCAACGAGCAGGTTACAATCTTCGACGTGACAACAAATTACCCAGCATCATCAAATGTGATGAAAGAATACCTTTCAGACATTTTAAGAGTTCCAGCATCTCACATGGTTGTGAAAAAACCAGACGAGCCCACAGAACAATATCAAGATGACATGCAGGTTGCTAAAAAATCTGAGTATGCTAATAAACTGATGGACATTGAATACAAGGACGCACCAAAAGTTAAAGGTGAAGAATTCCATTCAACAAAAGCAAACATGGGATTGTTAAAAGAATTATTAAAAGACAGAGAAGAACACAAAGACCATCCAAAGGGTGGACAAGACACTGGCGTACAGAGCCACATAGAGGAAAAAGGAACACCAAGTCCTTTCAGTAAATCAACCAACCCACACCCAGACCCAAAAAGGAAATAAGTTATGGAAATGATTGACGTATTAACAAGATTAAAAGAGATAGCAGAAAGCAAACCTGAATTGGTCAAAGGCGCAGTGGAAAACGTTGAGAGAACAAATCCAGAAGCAGTCACGGAAGGTGGAGTGAAAGACTACCTACATAGTGAGGCAGAAAAAATGTCTAGAAAAGAATTCTTGGCTAAACATGGTGAAAGCCTAAGAGGTTTCTATGATGCAATCAATGGTTCGGAAGACGACGAAGGTGAAGAAGCAAAAGAGGGAAAAATACCAGCAGGCTTAAAAGCATACCAAGATAAAAAAGCAGGCAAAGAAGAAAAAGAAGACAAAAAAGAAACTGTTAAAGAAGCAATAAAAATTTCAGCAGATACGCCACAAGAAGCATCAATGATGATGCAGATCCTAAAACTAGCAGGAGTTCAACAAGTTGATCCAGCAATGATAGGTGCAGACGAACCTGAACATGATCACAGCGACGACGATGCGGCAGGATCCATGGACATGGCTAGAATGAGAGACATTATTAAAAATCCTGAAGATGAAAAACAGGAAGAAACGTTTGCTAATTCTCCAGGAGACAGAGAAAAAGACGAACCTAAGACAATGGACACTGATACTTTGGTAAATGTACATTCAGGTGGTTTGAACAGGCAGAAGAAAACTTATCCAAAAGTTGCTAGTGGTGACAACCCAATGGCGGCGGAAGACAAGATCACAGAGCAGGACCTTGCAAACAGTTTAAGAGACCAATACAATGCTTTCAAAGAAGGTTACAAGAAAGCGGCTAAGATGGAAGCAAAACCTGACTTCTTGGACATGGACAAAGATGGCGATAAAAAAGAACCAATGAAAAAAGCCATCAAGGATAAAGAAGCAAAGTAATACTTTTCTACCCCGTACCACAGCGTTAAATACTACACTATGGCGTATGTATCATTAGATAGCGACCAAATTAAAAAGGCGCACAAGAAACACAAATACACGAAAGAACAAGTTGAACAACTTGAGAAGTGTATGGACACAAAAACTGGTCCTCTGTTCTTTATGAAAACTTTCATGAAGATACAACATCCAACAAAAGGTGAGATGAGTTTTCAACCATTTCCATATCAAGAAAGATTAGTAGAGGCCTACAACGATCATAGATTCAGCATATCGATGTTACCAAGGCAGACAGGAAAAACTACCTGTGCTTCGGGATACCTTATATGGTATGCCATGTTCAGACCAGATTCACAGATACTAATCGCGGCACACAAATACGCAGGAGCATCTGACATCATGTCAAGGGTGCGTTATGCCTACGAGATGTTGCCTAGTTGGATAAAGGCAGGGGTTACACAATACAACAGGAACTCGATAGAATTCGACAACGGATCAAAGATAATGGCAACCACAACCACAGAGAACACAGGTAGGGGTATGTCACTTACATTAATATATTGCGATGAGTTTGCGTTCGTGCAACCACCAGAAAAAGCCAAAGAATTTTGGACTTCACTATCTCCAACACTATCAACTGGAGGTAAATGCCTGATTACTTCAACACCAAACAGTGACGAAGATCAGTTCGCATTGATCTGGAAAGAGGCCAACAAACGATTTGATGAGTATGGCAATGACAAACTAGTAGGCACTAACGGTTTTTATGCCATGAAAGCACACTGGTCAGAACACCCAGACAGAGACGAAACGTGGGCGGAAGCAGAGAAGGCCAGAATAGGTGAAGAAAGATTCAGAAGGGAACACGAGTGTGAATTCTTGATCTTTGACGAGACCCTTATATCAAGTTTAGTACTTGCAGACATGGAAGGCATTCCTCCGTTGGAAACAACAGGTCAGGTGCGTTGGTTCAAAAGGCCAACACCGGGACACACATACATGGTATCACTGGATCCTAGCATGGGTACAGGTGGAGACTTTGCCGCAATACAGGTTTTCGAACTGCCCACTTTCGAACAAGTGGGCGAATGGCAACACAATCAAACACCAATGAACCAACAAGTGAGAATACTGCAAGGTATCAACAAACATATACATGACACAATCATGGAGAAAGACTCAACAGCAACTCCACAAATATTCTATTCAATGGAAAATAATTCCATAGGAGAAGCCGCACTCATGAGAGTTATGGACATAGGAGAAGAAAATATACAAGGTATGTTTTTATCAGAACCAATTAGAAAAGGCCACAGACGTAAATTTAGGAGAGGATTCAATACAACTGCAAAACACAAAATTGATGCATGTACAAAATTCAAAGAGCTTGTGGAGAATGATAAAATGAAAATCCACTCGCAGTTATTGATATCAGAACTCAAAGACTTTGTTGCGTCAGGATTATCATATAAGGCCAAGCCAGGACAGCACGACGACCTAGTAAGTTCTTGTTTGCTTATGACACGTATGATGAAAGTTCTAGCAGATTTTGACCCTAAAATATTCGAAAAATGGACTGACAGGACAAGTGAGATAACCCCAATGCCCATATTTGGATCGTTCACAGGTTAATAAATACACTATATGAACCCAAAAAACTCAGTAGATTTATTCAACAAGATTAGGTCGCAGTTTTCCAACATACGTTTAGGTGACGAGAATGGTGCCGCTACGGCAGACCCGTCCGGTGCTGTATTCTTTGAGTTTGAATTCCAGGAAGATGCAGACACATTTGGAAGTGTGAGTGTCAGTCTAGCAGATGGTGAAAACATGAAAGTGTACTACAACAGGGATCTAGTGAACAAAATAGACGAGGATAGCAAGGATGAATGGTATGCATTCCTCAAGGAGTTAAAAGACTTCGCTGTTGAGCACCAATTGAGGTTCGATGTCAGAGATATCACGAAAAACAACCTAACGAAGCAGGACTATGAAAATCTTGCAGATACGAACAAAACGGTAAATACTGACGAGATGTCAGAAGAACTAGCAAGAATTACTAAATTAGCAGGTGTCGAAGTTAAAGAAGGTTTAACAGGCACAGCGAAACGTTCATACGAGAACCTAAACAAAACAAAATTGATAATCAGACACAAAGGCAAAGTTGACGAGACTGTGCCAGGTGCAAGATCAAGACAGATACAATCACTATACATAGAAAACGAAGACGGTGAAAGATTCAAGTATCCACTGACACACCTAGCAGGCGCAAGAGCAATGATGAGACACGTGTCAAATGGTGGAAGACCACATGATGAATTTGGACAACACATTGTTTCAACTTCAGAGGACATCGCAAAATTAAATTCATTCTCAAGATATGTTACCAACAAAGATCAGTTAAACGACAATGCAGGTGATATTATTGAGCAAACTAAATTGAAACTAGAGAACCTAAGAGGTTACATGAAGAACCTTTCTAACCAAGCACACTACGAGAACGCAAGTAAGGATTTCAAAACATCAGAAGAACAAATACTGGACGATGAAACTGTAAACAAAATGAGAGAGAAGTTTACAATGACAAACCTAGACAGCAGAGTTGAAGATGCACTACCAATCATAAACAAAATAATGAGTGAATTGGAAAATGCACATAAAGAAGAAGATCAAGTGAACGAACTAGAGCCAGATGCAGAACCAATTGACGCACCAGTGGAACCACCAGTTGATCACGGTGCTGTTGTACAGAGTTTCTTGAACGACCCAGATAACAAACTAGTGTTGAGAAAAGATGATTCTGCAGATAAAATGTTGAAAGTAACAAAATTCACAAACAAGAACACAATGTTGAGTTCTATATTATCAGACATAGCAAGTAGACTATTAACCAAATCAGGCGAAGAAGACAGAGTGGCAAACTTTGCTTCTAGAGTTGCAGACGAGATGGAACAAGAGAATTCAGCGGCATTCAAGCCTAGTCCAGACTACATCAAGAACAAGAAGATCGCAGTGCAGTTGGCAAAGAGATACATCGACGACTACAAGAAAATGCAGGCGGAGCCAGGCTACACTGATCAAGTCAGGATGGAACCAGGAGCGTTCGCACCTAAGAAAGATTTAAAAGGCAAAGCAAAAGAGACAGAAGCATTTGAAGGTTGGGTTGACTCAATGATCGACGAAGGTGGGATCAAGCCTTACGTGTCAATGAGCAGGGGCGAAAATGACGGCAAGATGATGTACAACGTTCTAGACAGAAATGAAAAAACAGTATATGCATCAAAAGATGAGAAGGCGGCAACAGAATTTTTAAGAAAAAACTTTGACAAATTAAGAGCAGGCGAGATGGAAGTGTCCGAATATGCTAAGATGGGAAATTATCCAAGAGATCCTGAACTAGCAAAAAAGGACAAAGAGAACGCTACAAAACTTAATGTAACAAAAGCAGATCAAAAAGCAAACACAGTAGCGTACCAAAAGATGAAATCAGGTGATCCAAGATACGCAGACAAAACAAACGAAGGAAATCAGTTCGCACAGGCAGTACAAAAAGCCAAAGCGGCAGGCATGAAAGCCGGAGACAAGTTCAAAGTAGGCGACGAGGAATACACACTGAAAGATGCCATAGAGATGGCAGGCTTACAACTAGAAGAGTTCTTCTCAGAAGAAGAAATGGAAGTTCCAGCAGAAGCACACGACGAAGCAGAAGCAATAAACACGGAACTGGACAGAATCAAGACACTGGCTAACCTTTCATAATAAAACTTCCATATTACCAATAATAGTAGTAGACTTTAGATAAATATAGTTGTATATTATGTACTATATGTCTAATATACATTTAGGCAAACTAAAACAAACACAGGCACAATAAAGGAGGCTTACATTATGGCATCATTGGCTGAAATAAGAGCGAAGTTAAAATCTCAAGAAGTGAATCGCTCCACTTCCAACACAGGCGGAGACAACGCCATTTACCCACACTGGAATATAGCAGAAGGCTCAGAAGCAGTTGTTAGGTTCTTACCAGATAAGGACACAAACAACACTTTCTTCTGGACTGAAAGAAACATGATCAAATTACCTTTCGCAGGTATTAAAGGTCAGACTGATTCTAGACCAGTACAAGTACAAGTACCGTGCATGGAGATGTATGGCAAATCTTGTCCAGTACTGACAGAAGTTAGACCATGGTTCAAAGACAAGAGCATGGAAGACATGGGAAGAAAATATTGGAAGAAGAAAAGTTACATCTTCCAAGGTTTTGTCACAACGAATCCACTAACAGAAGACTCAACACCTGAGAATCCAATTAGAAGATTCATAATTGGTCCTCAAATCTTTAACATCATTAGAAGTGCATTAATGGATCCAGAGATGGAAGAAATGCCAACTGATTATGTAAAAGGTGTTGACTTCAGAATCAACAAAACTACCAAAGGTGGTTATGCTGATTACTCAACATCAAAATGGTCAAGAAGAGAACGTGCATTAGATGAGGCAGAAAGAGCCGCAATTGATACACATGGTTTATATAACCTAGGTGACTTCAGACCAAAAGAGCCAACAGAAGCAGAAGTCAAAATAATTGCAGAATTATTTGCGAAATCTGTTGAAGGTGAGGCTTATGATCTTGAGCAGTATGGACAGTACTTCAGACCAGCGGGTATGGCCTATCAAGGCAAACCACAGGTACAAGTACCAACAGCATCGGCTCCAGCGGCGGCACCAGTAGTAGAAGCGGCACCAACAAGTGCACCAGTGACTACAACTGCACCCGTAACTGAATCTGCACCACAACCAACAGCGGCGGCTACGGCGGCTTCTGCAGGTGACAGTGCCAAGAGGGCGGAAGACATACTGAAACTGATCAGATCAAGACAAGCGAAATAATCTGACAAATGTTATACGAGATTGATGGGAAGCCCGCATTTCGTATAGATCTTTATGATCACACCGTTGCCAATAAATGGAAGAACTTGATTGAATCCATATATGTTGGCGACGGTGAAGACATAGATCATATAAGATCTTTTTTTAATCTGCGTACACGTGATGAGATAAAAAAAATCTTGCTAGATGCTGTAGCACACATTAACAGTTTTTTACGAAGAGAATTCATAAAAATACCAAAAAAAATAAATTGGGAGGATCAAGATTTATACAATACATTACACATATCATTTGAAAAACTGTCTGGAGAATTTGATAACCCAACTAAACTAATGAAAATAGCACCAATGCACATACAAGAAAGTATTCGAGATTTAAATTTTTGTGTTCATGCGTTGGAACACAATTCAAACAAAAACACATCGGAACACTTGACTATACAATGGACTAAAAAAAGAGAAACAATGCCAAGAGTAAAACTTATTGACAAAGAATATGATCTTATACAATTCTACGCAAAAAAAAATGAAGTATATCTAGGATACAACGAGTTAGGAAAAAGTTATTATGATTTGTGGAAAGACAACTTACCACTTGATTATGAAGCCACAAAAAACAATCATTATATCGGTGCTGATATTCGAATTGAACTAACAGACAGAGAAAACATTTTTGATAAGGGGTTTTTGAATTGGTGTGGGTACAATAACATTGATCCCAAAGATAAAAAAAACGGAATAGGTTTATTACCAATTGGTAAAGTTGAAATATTAGACTTAGAACATTTGACAAAAGATAGCAAGGCAAATATAATAATGGAAAGGAATCAAAAATTATGACAAAAGTATTTGACGCAACAAAGTTTAGAAAGAGTATTACAAAATCAATCCAAGGCTTAGGCATAGGATTTAGTGATCCAACAGATTGGATCTCAACAGGAAATTACGCATTGAACTATTTGATGACCAGTGATTTCAACAAAGGTATTCCACTAGGAAAAGTGACTGTACTTGCAGGTGAATCAGGAGCGGGAAAAAGTTACATAGCATCAGGAAACATAATCAAGAATGCACAAGAGCAAGGCATCTTCGTTATATTGATCGACACAGAGAATGCACTAGATGAGAAATGGTTACAGGCATTGAAAGTGGACACATCAGAAGACAAACTATTAAAATTGAGTATGTCAATGGTTGATGATGTTGCAAAAACTGTTTCAGAGTTCATGAAAGGCTACAAAGAGCAACACGCAGACAATAAGGAAGGTGCACCTAAAGTACTATTCGTTATAGACAGTCTGGGCATGATGCTTACACCAACAGACGTTAATCAGTTTGAGGCAGGTGACATGAAGGGTGACTTGGGTAGAAAGCCTAAGGCTTTGACAGCACTTGTAAGAAACTGTGTGAACATGTTTGGTAGTTGGAATGTAGGACTTATAGCAACCAACCACACATACGCATCACAGGACATGTTTGATCCAGATGACAAGATATCAGGCGGACAAGGATTTATCTATGCAAGTTCTATCGTTGTTGCAATGAAAAAATTAAAATTAAAAGAAGATGAAGCAGGCAATAAAGTTTCAGATGTGAGAGGTATAAGAGCCGCTTGTAAAGTCATGAAGACCAGATATGCCAAACCTTTTGAAGGTGTACAAGTCAAGATTCCTTATGACACAGGCATGGATCCCTACAGTGGACTTGTGGATCTGTTCGAGAAAAAAGGACTGTTAGTCCAAACAGGAAACAGGCTGAAGTATGTTGATAAAGCAGGTAAAGAACACATAGACTTCAGGAAAGCATGGGTTGGTGATAAATTAGATATGATAATGGCAGAGTTCAAAGAAGAAGTACCTACCGAAATGGAAGACACAGATGCCCCTATCGAAGTAGAAACAGAAACAAAACCAAAAGCAAAGAGTAAAAAAGAAGAGTAATGATAGACTTTACACACGAGGACATCGAAAGGTTATGGAACTCCATAACACACTACGTTCCAGAGAGACAGAAACTGGATTGTGCCATAGACTTCATCAAGAGCCTAGAGGACATAGGAGTGGAGCACGACGAGATCAAGGCGTCTGCTGAATACGATCCCAAGTTAGAAGAAGCGATCAACACTGTGTTCGAGGAAGACGATGAGTCAGACGGATACGGCGAAGATGATTAATTGGTACAACGAAGTCAGCAGGAACCTAGCAAAGATACCAGACTGCGTGGCATACTTCGACAAGGAGTTGTTGGAGGCCAAGAAGCAGTGCAAGATCTACGGTAACCTAGAGAGAGCCAGTGCGGCACTACCGGGCATAGTGGAAGAGAGATTCAGTCAACTGCAACAGTTAGAAGCGATTTTGGAATACCTAAACATAGAATTACGTAGATTGAGATCAAAGACCTTCAGGAAATATCTAGAGAATTACAACAGGGCGTTGTCAAGCAGAGACGCAGAGAAGTATGTTGACGGTGAGGACGATGTTGTCGACATGGACAAGATCATTAACGACTTCGCACTGATAAGGAATCAATGGCTGGGCATCACAAAGGGACTGGATCAGAAACAATGGCAGATCACAAACATTGTAAAACTGAGAGTAGCCGGAATGGAAGATGCAGACATCAAATAGAATCATACTCACAGACGTAGACGGAGTGCTACTAGAATGGGAACGCCATTTCACTAAATGGATGTTGCAGAAAACATTGTTCGATGAACGTGGTGCCAGATATCATCCACACAGACTACTACCAGACAAAGAGAACACATACGAGATGGCGGAACGGTTTGGCGTGACCAAAAACGAGATAAGGAAACACATCAGAGAGTTCAACAGGAGTGCTTGGATGGGCACACAGAGGCCAATGCCAGAGTCACAGACGTGGGTCAAACTGTTAGCGGCCGAGGGATGGACCTTCATACCAATCACATCACAGACATCTGACATACCTGCACAACAGTTACGTAAAAAAAGATTAGGAGAACTGTTTGGTGATCATGTGTTTACAAATTACCATATACTAGGAACGGGTGCTGACAAAGACAGTGCTTTAGCCGAGTTTCACAATACCGGACTGTATTGGGTCGAGGACAAGCCAAACAACGCTGTAGCCGGGCTCAAATACGGTTTAAAGCCTATATTAATAGACCACCCATACAATCAAGACCTAAAACATCCTGACATTATCCGTGTAAGTAATTGGCAAGACATACACCAAATAGTTTCAGGAAGAAAATGAAAATTTACGTAGGGCACGACAGCAGAGAAGACATAGCATATCAAGTTTGCGAGCACTCAATCAAGCGTAGAGACCCATCTGCAGAAGTAATCCCCCTCAAGCAAAAACAGATGCGAGACCAAGGACTCTATACCAGACCAGTGGACAAGTTGGCATCAACGGAGTTCACGTTCACTAGGTTCTTTGTGCCATACATGAATGACTTCAAAGGTTGGGCGGTGTTCTGTGACTGCGAT